ATTAATTAAGCTCAGATGCGTAAAAATCCACTTTAAAGCTTGACTTTGTCAGAAATTAGCTGTAACTTCGCCTCGCAGCCTAGCGGATGACGCTTCAAAAGCTTCACTTAGTGGCTTCCAAAGTATTTTTGGGGGAGTCAGGAGTCAAAGAGTCTGTTACACTTTAAGCTGTGAGTGGCGCAAGAACTATCTTGTTATATTTGCGTCATGAAGCCAAAGAAGAAGCCACCTGTATACGGAGACTACGAAGTATCTAAGCTTTTAGAAATCCTTGAGGGGCCAGTAGCCAGAGCAAGGGGTATTGAATCCCCACAGAACACTACGTTCAGGGTTTTGAATAAGCTTGCAGAGGACACAAACCCTGGTAGGAGAGACAATACACTTTTGCCAGACTATGAAGCAAGAGCTATGATGGGGAGAGACAGGAGGCCAGAGAGACTGAAGGCGGGGATGGGAGGATTTAACCTTGATAAGACGGCTTTGTACGGGTTGATCAGGTATCTAACTGGAAATTCAGAGTGACATGAGGGCTGTCAAGGGTGGTGACCCAATCAAAGCTTTAAGGGATGTAGTAGACAACAGTCTGTTAGGTAGGATGCTTGGGCTTGGCGAGATGAACAAACCTAACTATAGGGAGGACAAGTACTATGAACCTGGTGAGTTTGAGAGAAGAGATGTTTATGATGCTGACCCTGCTGGACTGCCTTCTATAGATCCAGGGTTGATTTTTTCTCCTGCGGGTGACATAGAGGCTATTGGATCTGGTGTTGGTCAGATTGCAAGTGGTGACGTTTTAGGTGGCGGCGCTAATGTGGCGCTAGGGGCTCTTAGCGTTCTTCTTCCTGGAACGCTCCCGAAAGTAAAGAAACCAAGAAAAGGGTATCAGTTTGCGTCTAACGACCCCAAGTTCACTGAGTCAATAAAAAGAGAGAAGGCCTGGCTAAACTCTGAGGAGTATATAAGAAGAAAGCAGGCTGCTACTGGTAAGTCTAGAGAGTCTATTATTTCGGAGAGAGATAAAATACTAAAGAACATAGACGAAGCACAGGTTCAATACCCAGGTACTGGTGCGGAGGGGACGGCAAACTACAGCAGAAATTCAAACTCGATTAGGATTCTTGGAAAGGGGGAGAGGCCTTTTGCTGAAGCAGGAGCTATAGATCATGAGCTCAAGCACGCAGCTTCTGAAGTATCCTTGGCTAAACCCGTGGACGACATAGCACCTTCAACACTTGGTAGTTACAGGGGATACCCAACCATTGGTGTCGGAAAAAGTAAGCTAGATGAATACAACCCTATGGCTTTTGGAGTTCAATACCATAAGAAGCCATACGAGCAGCAAGTCAGATTTAGGCGGTTCATGGACTTGGCAGAACGACAGCTTGGAATCCCCAGGGGTCAAAAACTCACTACAGATCAAGTGGCAGAGGCGTACAACTCGATTCTCAAAGATCCAGACTTGTCCGATGAGTTTGGCGACGTGATTAGCTTGATACAAGGGGCTCAAATGAGATATGGGGACGACACCAGAAAGGTGTTTACTGACGCAGTGAATCAAGCATATTTAGTTCCAGCGCTTGTTTCGGCAGGCTATCTGTCTTCTAGGGGGCAACAAGAAAACTAATATTATTGCAGTATGAAAGCTAAGAAAAGGAAGGTTACTAGGGGTACTTATGGTGTCGAGGTAGACGGGAAGGAGTACCAAGTGGAAGGTAGGCGCGTAGAGAAGCGCGGGGGGAGGGTAACGAAGTTCAAAGCCAAAGGTGAGGGGGACGGGTTTAAGATCAAGATCCAGGACAAGCTGAAGAAGGGTAAGAGCGGCTTAGTTAAGAAGGACAAGAAGCGGACTAAGTATAAGTGATATATTTGTGGCATGAAGATGGGATCAGGAGGGTCTATGGCCCTCACAGCGGCTGCCTCTGCTGCAGCTGTAGTTAAACTAAATGTGGTAAGTGGGGATAGAGACCCTATAGATCTACCTGTAGGGGCAACAGCTCTACATGAAAGCGACTTCTCTTCGAGCACAGATGGATGGATAGAGTTTTTCCAGGGGGATTTGACATCAGGTGAGACATCACCTAACGGAATGACGAACTGCATTAAATATGCATCCTATCCAGGGTCTGGTGGCAGAGCTGTGTTCTTGTATCCAGAAAACTATGATAACCCTGCACCAGCTTCGACCACTGTCTTTAATTATAGGTACGACATGGAGTCTACAACAACTGTCATTACAGGCTTGACTGGCCAGGATCCGAACCTTGTCGTAACCGCTGGAGATACGGTTACCATTCAATCTACAAAAGAGTATACCGACCCTGCTTTTATTACACTTGGTTGGGATACTGTTAATTCTGGCGCAGAAGGAACTGTATGGATCAAAAACGTACAAATCTGGTACACTTAATAATTTATATATTTGCACTATGACTGAATTTTTGATGCAAAACTGGGGTGAACTCTTGATCGGCTTGATGGCCTTTGTCAAGATTATCGTCAATATCACCCCTACGGAAAAGGACAACCAGATCTTTGGTTGGCTGGACAGCTTGATCAATATGATCGTGACAGACAAAAAGAAAAACTGATGATTGATAAAGACCCCGCTAGGAAGAGTCCGAACCCCTACGCAAGAGCAAAGAAAAAAGACCCCAAGCTTGATTCTTATATCAAAGCTCGTAACAATGCCGAGAAAGGAAGTTCAGAGTACAACGCTGCTCAGAATAAGATCAACAAGGCATACGGTAAGGGCCCGACGAATAGACCCACTGCTAAAGGAAAGGTTGCTACTATAGCTAAGAAGTCTGCTGCACCCGTCATGTCTTCCTCACCCAAGCCCACTCTTAAAAAGTTGGCTACCCCGAAAGCTCCAGCACCAGCCCCAGCAACGGCAGTAAAAAGAAAGCGCTCAAAGGTTGTAGCTACTGGCGCAGACCGTGCAGATAGGAGGTCAGAGCGCAGACAGGACCGCGCAAAAAGACGTACAGAAAGAAAAGCAAGATGATGAATTCAGGGACTATGGCGGATATGCTCCGCGAAGCAATGGAGAAGAAAAAGGGGGGGAGAAATAGCTTCACCATGACTGGTCAATACACGTCTCCTGTACAACAAGACGGCGACCGTGAGTTCGTTATGTACGAATCACCTAACGGTGAAGAGGTTAAAGTCTACGGCAATTGGAATGAATATGCTGTCTCTCAAGACGAGGAGGGCAATATGATGATCGCTGACGAAGATTATCCTATTATAGAAAACGAAAATGGGGAGTTTGTCCTTGACGAGGCTACTTTCGAAGGCCAAATGAAAGGGGCTGAGATGGGTATGGGTGCCGAAGGCGGTCCTGGCGCTAGTCCTATGGAAGATCTTATGGAGAAGCTTAGCGGCGCGAGGGGCCAAGGCGGAGCTCCAGCCCCAGGCATGGCTATGGGGGGTAAGATTTACTCTGGTGGAGGCGGCGGAGGAGAGGCCGACTCTGACGATGCCATCATCACAGACGGCAAGTACTCTCAATTTATATCCGCTTATAGAAACAAGTACAACAAAGGCGGTAAAATCTATAAAGAAGGAGGTAAACTCCCACCAGAGCGCTTCTATGCTCGTCCTGAGCCTGTAAACCCTAACGACCCTGACTCACCTATGACGGTTGGGTTCTACGACCAAGGAAGGAAGGTTACTTCTCAGCAGTTTGCTAGGGCCTTGGAGACCGCTGGCGAAGGTGGTCACATCCAAGACTACGTAAAGTCTGGGGCAAAGTATATGCCTAGGTTTGATAGGGCTTCTGGATCGTGGTTCTACTCTTCTCAAGACCCCCGAACAAGGAGGTTTGAGCAGCAGCGTAGGAACAGAAATTAAAGCTGCTCCACCCTAATCATACCCTCACCTTCTTGGGTGATATTGAATTCGTTCGACCCGTCGATCCTGATGGCCACCACCCTGTCTACGAGAACCCCGTTCCTGTAGAAACTGTATACGTATGAAGAGTTGGTGTTGCAGGTAGGCTGGAACACAGCGATTTGATCGGTAATCTCGTATGTATTGAGTGGTGCCCCGTTTTCTGCTACGATACGTGCTGTGCAGTCGAAGACATTCGTGTCTTTCGCCATAAAGAGGATGTCGCACTGTGCGTTAGATACGAGGGAGAGCAGCAAAGTTGCGCTTACGAGGAGTTGCTTGATGTAGTTCATAATTGATTAAATTTGTTTGCTGATCTCAGTCTATGAAGAACTTTTCGGTTTTCCAAATTTTGACCCTGTTAATTGGCGTTAATTATGGGGAGTAAAGGGTACTTCAATCCAAGATTGAAACTTAAAGACATAAACAAGAAGAAGCATGCTTTTGTCCAAAAACCTGACCCTAAAAGAGTGTACAAGAAGCCAAACGGCAAAACGCCTTGGTATAGAAAATCAGCCTGATGACCCTCAGGTAACGAACTTAAAGCTGGTAGCAGAACATGTCTTTCAACCTCTCAGAGATCACTTTGGAGTCCCGATTTACGTCTCCTCAGGGTATAGGTCCCCAAAGCTCAACTCTGCCCTTAACGGCAGCAATACCTCTCAGCATGTTCAGGGCCGCGCCTTGGATCTGGATGCTGACGTTTACGGCAAGGTAACAAATGCAGACATTTTCCACTATATCAAAGACTGCTTGGATTTCGATCAGCTCATATGGGAGTTTGGTGATGACGCCAATCCCGACTGGGTTCATGTATCCTACACCTCACCCACTGAAAACCGAGGCAGGATCTTGAAGGCTTACAAAGACCCCTCTTATCCAGGTACTACTTATAAGCTCTGGTAAAACCTTTGTACTGCCAGCCTTGCTTTCTGAGTGAGCGCATATCTAACGCGGTAGTTATACTTTGTTTCCTCTCTGAATAGGTGATCATCTAGGTCTTTTGAAGGTGTTAGCCTTTCGAACTGTTTGTAGATGTATCCAGCAGACTGAAGGGGGTATACTATTCGGTTTCCTAGGTTGCCCTTGTTGTAGCCGTATTCTTCTGAAGCGTACTTAATAGTCCAGAACTCTAGGTCGTAGGCCCACAGCATAAACTCTAGGCTCTTCCACTCTATGTTGTTTTGCTTACAAAACTGAGACCTTGCGGAATGCAGGTTTTTTAGGTAATTGTTGTTTACGTACTTTTCTTTCAGTCTAGAAAAATCACGAAACATCTTTAATTTCGAAACTTTCGATTTAGGCATCATTATGTATCTTTGATGTATGAATGCAAAGGACAAGGAATTTATCGCCGAGGCATACTCTCTGATTATTCAGATTGAAGATTTAATTAAGAGATATAACTACGAAGATAGAGTCATGTCTGCCATTATCCTAGGCGTTCTTGACATAGACGACATGATGGAGCCAAAAGAGGGCGATCAAGTTCAACTAAAAAGTGTGTTTAGCTACAACTTGGACAGTAAGCTTGAGCTCGAAATGGTGAAAGAGATCATGGACCAGCAATTTAATGACCCAGAAGATGATATAGATGACATCCTGGGTGACCTCGGAATATCACTTAACTAATGGATGGTTTAATAAGAAAGCTTGTGGTCGGACAAGACCCTAAAAATGGCATGGCCTATTTTGTCGGAATGAGGGCTGGCGGCTCTGTAGTCAGCGCAATTATTCAGGACGATGCGTTCCTTCATAAGTTCGGCAAGTGCAGGTACCTAGTGTACACAGAAGGTGAAGAGGGCACTGACCTTTGGAAGGCGATTGATAATATGCCATGTATAATAGAGTTTGATCTAAACTTCTAATTTAATGAAAACCCTAGAAAATTTTATTGTCGAGATAGAGAAAGAGCTGCAAGACACCATAACTACGGATTCGGGGCTGGAGCTTTTTATAGAGACTAAGTTTAATGAGTTTGAAAACAGAACTACAGAAGGTAAAATTTTGGCTTCTCCGCTCAAGTATGATACAGGCGCGAAGGATGGAGATACACTTTACTTTCATCATCATGTGGTTATTCATGGCGGCTCTCCACTTGTCAAAGAGGACAATCAGTATATTGTCAACTATAACGAAGAACACGCTGCGGCCAGCCAGGCTATTGCTTATAAAAATAAAAAGGGCATTCACCCTATCAAGGGTTGGTCTTTGCTTGAGCCTGTTGTTGAGGATGATGATGGACATAGCTCACTCATTGAAGTGGTTTCCATACAGGAGGAACCTGTGACCCAGGGGGTAGTGTCTTTTAACACAAAGGAATTAAGTGACCTAGGCGTGTCTAAGGGAGATACGGTTGGGTTTAAAAAGGATAGAGACTATAGAATTAAAATTGATGGCAAAGAATACTACAGGGTCGCGGTCTCAGAGCTCCTCTACAAAGTTTGAGACTTTATCGGCGGCAGAAAGACTCATGGATGCGATGGCTATCGCTATTGACAACATGATTGAAGAAGTTAAAAAGCCAGTAGACCCCGATGCAGGTGGTTCCGCTAGAAAAGCCGAACTTCAATCAGTAAAGCAAACAGCGGTAGACTGCAAAGAGTTAATTAGGGAAAGGCAGTCTCTCGATCAAATGGTGAAAGAACTACGTCAAAATGGAGAAATACAAGAAGACAAAGACTACTCAGGAGGATTCGCAGAGCGCTACAGCAAGTAATCATACTATGAGGAAGGGTGACTTTAAATGGGTATCTTCGCATAACAATCACATCTACTTCAACGAGGAGTGGAACGGAGAATATGAAAGCTAGAAACTACAAGGATGAGTACAAAAAGTACGGCAAGCCCAAAGCGGCAAAAAAGTATCGGGCCGAACTCAATAAGTATAACCGTGACAAAGGGACGTATGGTAACGGTGATGGCATGGACGCCGCTCATTCTGGATCTAAAATCAAAGGATTTATCAAGAAAGCTCTGAATAGGGCTAACAACAGGCCTAAAAAAAGAAACAGCAAATAAATTTTCGACACGACGACCCTCTGCGCAATATAGGGTCACCAAACTGGGGCGTAGTTCAGTTGGTTAGAACGTCTGTCTTATATACAGAAAGTCGTGGGTTCGAATCCCGCCGTCCCAACAATTAAATACAATGGCAAAGCAAACAAGCGAATTTATCGAAAGGAAAAAGGTCAACAGACCTGGAGTTCATGCTAAAACCAAAGTGTCGAAAAACAAGAACTCTAAAAAGTACAAGAAGCAATACAGAGGTCAAGGCCGATGAAAAAACTACTTCCTATTCTACTCCCCCTTTTCTGTTCTGCTCAATGTGATCTTGAACTACTTGAGTTTGACCCTGTCCTCGGAACCGTTACGGTAGCGTTCAACAACACAGAAAACTGTGGTGGGGATGGAGCACCTGACGGCGTTTCTGAGCTGCAATTTGGGTTTCAGGCTATAGACGAGGATTGCAATGCGATGAATATCGGATGGGACTTCCCATCTTTTGATTTCTCTCTCAGCTCTACCAGCAATCACCCTGGCTGGGTATACAGCGCTACGACCACAGAGTCTCCAACTAACTGGGTGAACCTGTATGACGAATCGCTTGTCCCGCCGTACTATGCTGGTGATACAGTAACGTTCCCACTATGGAACCCGTATCAAGCTGACTGCGTAGATGGACCTACAGCTAATCAGATGTATTGCAACCTGGAGGATGTAATAACCTATTGGTATACAGAAGGTTATAGTATCCAGGCTGTCATCTGGCAGATCAGCTATGGGCAAACTATGTACGCTGCTGACGGAGGATGGGCTGAAGTAGGGGTGAATGGGGATGGCACTTCGTGGGGGTCAGGGCTGTATGAAGACTCAAACTTCTTGGACAACTGGGTGGTGGTTGGAGACTGCGGTGACCCTATACCAGAAGTGGTGACAGACACTATATATATAGAGCTACCTCCTGACACTGTATATCAGACTCTGACTCTGTATGACACAATCACTGTACCTATAAATTGGTACTTCTACGACACTACATACGTATATCTGACGGACACCTTGGTAGAGTATGTTGAGCTGCCTCAAGACACCTTATATATTACTTTAAGTGATACGCTGTATTTAACTGATACTCTGTACTTTACGGAGTATGTTTATGATACTACATACGTGTATTTGAACGACACAACCTTTGTGTACGACACAACGTATGTGTATCAAGTAGACACGCTATACGAGTACATAGTCCAAGAGATCTGGATAGACTGTAATACTGGCCTACCGTGTATCGAACAGCCGCCAGGAATCGATGAAGATCAGGTGGTGTACGTCCCCAATGCGTTCTCCCCAAACAATGACGGGATAAACGACGCTTTCTTTGCTGTGACTCAAGACCCAAACTTCTGGCTGGAGTGGAACATTACTGTATTTAGTAGGTGGGGGGATGTAGTATTTCAGTCTGACAGCCCTCTTGACAAGTGGGATGGATCTGTTTCTAAGGGATCTTACTACTCTCCTGACGGAGTATATTCTTGGATTATAAACGCCAAGGGAAGAAAGGGGGTAGCAGTGAAACTTAAAGGGAGCGTAACTTTAGTGCGCTAAACAAGCCTTCGTAGCTCAGCTGGATAGAGCAACAGCCTTCTAAGCTGTGGGTCCCAGGTTCGAGTCCTGGCGAGGGTACATAATTTAATATAATGTCAAAATACAAGTGTGAATGTGGAGAGGCCAAAGACGTCTCAGGGGTTACCATCAAAGTAATTGACGGGGCAGTTCGTCACGACGTAAAGTGCGACTGCGGAAAGTATATGGAACTCACTGAGAAAAAGACTGGAGTACCATCTTTTAGAAGTAATAGGTATGGACAGGTCCGATGACGTTATTTGGCTGGACGGCGGATATAAAGCAGGAGAAGTCATCGAGCTCCATGGGCTTCTCATTGGTCTTCCGAAAAAGCCAAAGCGATCTGAAATACTCTTCCATGAAAAACCAAAGGGGGTGCAGATGTGGTCGCGCCTCCCTATGCCCCAGGAGCTGTCGAGGATTAGAAGTATGGATGAGTGGCTCGAAAAGCCTTCCGAGTTTCGAAAAAAGTTTTCTGCTTATATCGAAAAGGAGTTTGAGCGCAGGCGTAACGGTGTTTGGTTTTACAACAATGGCGTGCCTACGTACATTACAGGGAGGCACTATATGTTCCTACAGTGGTCAAAGATCGATATCGGATATCCTTCGTATCTTGCCTTCCAGCGTGAGATTTTTCTTCACATGGCTGCGTGCGAAGTCGATACCCGTTGTGTCGGTCAGCTATATACTAAGTGTAGGCGTTCTGGCTATACTAATATCTGTTCTGCAGTTCTTGTTGATGAAGCTACTCAAGTTAAAGACAAGCTTCTGGGCATACAGTCAAAGACTGGTAAAGACTCTCAGGAGAATATATTCATGAAGAAAGTGGTTCCGATGTTTCGGAGCTACCCCTTCTTCTTTAAACCCATTCAAGATGGAACGACGAACCCACGTATGGAACTCGCTTTTCGGGAACCATCAAAACGAATCACCAAGAAGAATAAGACGTCACAGAAGGGTGACGCGCTCAACACAATCATCAACTGGAAAAACACCACAAACAATGCCTATGACGGAGAAAAGCTACACATGCTCTACCTCGACGAGGCAGGAAAGTGGGAAAAACCAGTCGATATCAAAGAGGCTTGGCGCATTGAACGAACTTGTCTCATTGTTGGTAAGAGAGTAGTTGGGAAGGCTTTAGTTGGGAGCACTGTCAACCCTATGGATAAAGGGGGTGAAGAATACAAAAACCTTTGGGAAGACTCAGATCCAAATGAAAGAAATGCAAACGGAAGAACCAGGAGTGGATTATACCGCATTTTTATACCCGCTACTGAAGCTCTTGAAGGCTTTTTTGATAGGTATGGCAACCCTGTGGTGGACGATCCAACTTCTCGAATTGAAGGTATAGACGGTGAGATTATAGAACAGGGAAGTGCTGACTATCTAAAAAACGAAAGGGCCTCGTTGAAACACGATCCGTCAGAGCTTAATGAGGTTATAAGGCAGTTTCCGTTAACCGAAGACGAAGCATTTAGAGACAGCATTGAGGGGAGTATATTTAATATTGGAAAAATTTACCAGCAAATAGACTGGAACAACAACCTTTATCCTAACCCCGTAGTAAGGGGAAATTTCCTATGGAAGGAAAAAGACAAAGAGGTTATATTTTCTCCAGATCCTAGAGGTAGGTTTAGAGTGACGTGGCAACCCCCCGTAGAATTACGAAACAAAACGTATGAAGTAAGAGGAAAAAAAGTCGCTCCCAACCTTCAGTACGGTGTTGGAGGGGTGGACTCCTATGATCTTGATGAAACTGTTGATGGTCGAGGGTCTAAGGGTGCCTTACACCTTTACAATAAGTTCAGTATGAACCAGGACGTACCTAGCAACATGTTTGTTTTAGAGTATGCCTCACGACCAGATTTAGCAAGCATCTTCTATGAAGACGTTTTAATGGCGTCTTTTTACTATGGCTATCCCCTGTTAGTGGAGAACAATAAGTATGGCATCGTGAGGTACTTTGAATCAAGGGGGTATGACGGGTACTTAATGGATAGACCATCGCATTTGTTGGCCGCTAACTCAAAGATTAGCGTAAAAACAAAAGGAATCCCCTCTAATTCTCAAGACGTCATACAGGCTCACGCTCATGCTATTGAAGAGTATATACACAATCATGTTGGCATAAAACCAGAAACAGAAGACTTTGGCAATATGTATTTCAGCAACACTTTAGAAGATTGGATTGGCTACAAAATAACCAACAGGACGAAGTACGACCTCACCATTAGCTCTGGATTGGCCCTGCTTGCGGCCCAAAAGGCAAAGCAAAAGATTAAAAGTTCTGACCTAAGCGACAAGGTGTTTCTCAGGAAGAACAAAGTTAAAGAGTGGCACCGCTGAGTTTATTATATTTGCCATTAGATGTACGGCAAACAGGGAAAAAATAGCGTCAACTTTCCTAGCCCCTTAGAATCAAGGGAAAAGAAGGAGGGTAAGGAATATGGTTTGCGATATGCAAAGGCTATTTCTTCGCAGTGGGGAAGTTCGGATCAAAGCAACTCTTTGATGAAAAAGCGTAAGGCCGTTTTCGAAAGAAACAGGAAATACGCAAACGGAACTCAAGACACAACTATATACAGGCAGTTGCTGACTAGCCTCGACCCTAATAATTCAGACGGAAGTCTTTTAAATATGGACTTCACCCCTGTACCTATACTACCTAAGTTTGTTAGAATTGTTGTAAACAAAATACTTTCCAGTGAGCCTTATCCAAACCTTGAGGCAGTAGATCCACTATCATCAAGTGAAAAAGATCTTGAAAGAAAAAAGGTGGAGATGGCTGTTCAAAACAGAAAGCAGCTTCAGGAGATAAAAGAGAAGACTGGAGTTAACATCTCTGAGATGGAGGAGATACCAGAGACCTTAGAGGAAGCTGAAATATTTATAGGAAACAACATAAAGTCATCTTCAGAAGTTGCGGCTCAGATTGCAACGAATATGACGTTAAAGTGGAACGATTTTAACGACTCTATATACAGAAGGTGTGTTAATGACATCGCAACCTTAGGTATTGCCGTTGTGAAAAGGGACAACGATCCAACCCAGGGAATTAAGACTAGCTATGTGGATCCATCTGAATTCGTTCATAGTTACACAGAGGACCCTAATTTTGGAGACCTCGTATACGCAGGACACGTAAAAAGGATACCTATAGACGAGCTCAAAAGAATAGCTGGGGATCAGTTTACCGAAGAGGAGTACAAGAAGATTGCTGAGAAAGCAGCCCAAAAGTACGGGTATGACCAGTCTAAAATGGCTACTTCAAGATACGACGACTACCTTCAAAGGTATAAGTTCGGATATGACGAGTACATGGTTGAGGTTCTTGACTTTGAGTTCATTTCTGTTGACCCCATATACTTTGAGGAAAAAGAAAGCAGATACGGCAACGTAGGATTCTATCAAAAGCAACAAGGATATAAGCCGCCTACAAACTCGATCTACAAAAGAGAGGTTTCTAAGCTTGACAATTCAGTTGTTTATGGGGGTACGTATATAATGGGGTGTGACATGCTGTTTAACTATGGCGTTAAAAACAACATACCTAAAAACATGCACGACCTGACTAAGGCTAACCTGTCTTACTCTGTAGTCGCTACAAACCTGGACAAGATGATCCCTAAGTCTATGGTGGACAGCTGTATTGGTTTTGCAGACCAGCTTCAGTTAACTCACCTAAAGATTCAGCAAGCTATCGCTAAAGCGAAGCCTGACGGAATCATTATCGACATTGAGGGCCTAGAGAACGTACAGCTAGGAAAGGGGGGTGAGTTACAGCCGCTAGAGCTTCACGACATATATGAACAGACAGGAGTATTTTACTACAGGAGCAAAAACCCTGACGGCGGCTTTCAAAACCCTCCCATCAGGGAAATCGGTAATAGTGTACGTAACATCAACGAGTTTATCGCGCTCTACAACCACTACCTGAGAATGATCAGGGATGCTACGGGCATCAACGAGGCTATGGACGGGACTACACCTAAGGGTGAGCAGCTCGTGGGAGTCAGGCAGCAAGCCATTGCGGCGGGCAACAATGCGATCTACGACATCACGAACTCTTCAATGGTTTTGTTTAAAAAGGTGTGCTCTGATATCGTAAAGTGTTTGCAGGTAATACCTAGGGATAGCATTTTGTTCAGAGCATACGAAAATGCAATCGGAAAAGAGAATATGGGTGTCTTAAATACGTTTGAGTCCCTTTCCATGTACAACTTTGGGGTTCAAGTGGTAAAGGAGATGGAGGATGTAGAAAAGCAATATCTAGAGCAAAACATACAAATCTCTCTAGCTCAAAAGGAGTTAGACATAGAGGATGCAATAGCAATTAGGCAGCTTAAAGACATAAATCAAGCTGAAAGACTTCTTGTCGTTAGGAGAAAAAAGAGAATGGCTGCTAATCAACAAATGGCACAGCAGAACTCTCAAATGCAAGCGCAAGCACAGGCCCAGGCCAGCCAGGCTCAGTCTCAAGCTAAGATGCAGGAGATGCAAGCGAAAGCTCAGATCGACGCACAAATGGAGCAAATGAAGAGCCAGCTGGAAGCTCAAATGGAGGTCCTAAAGCACGAGCACAGGAAAGAAATCGAAATGATTAAGGCTCAGGCTACGCTTGGATTCAGAACTGAAGAAAAAGAGTTCCGAGAAAAGCTAGAGGTACTCAAGGAAGACAGGAAAGATGAGAGGGTAAAAAAGCAGGCGGTCGAGCAGAGTAAGCTTGTTTCACAAAGACAAGGAGAAAGGGGTGAACTTGAGGAACAAGAATCGAACGAGAACGAAGATTCGGGGCAAGACATTATAAATCAGATAATACAAAATGGCACAGGTCAATCTTGATACAGCATCTAGGCTGGACGTAATTTGCAGGAGGGGAGACTCTTTTAGCCTCGGCATTGACTTTGGCGTTGTCATGCCCTCTCATACTGTCGGCGACACGAGTTCAGGTGAGTATCAAATGGAGGTTAGAACATCTGCCGACAACACGGGGACTGCGTTTTTTTCTAACTTTACTTTTGCTCTTTCTGATGGTGATGCTACCAATTCCAAGATGACAATAAGTGCCACTGCCGCATCCATGGAGTTAACGCCAGGTACTTACGTCTACGACCTTCAAAGGGTAAGCTCAGGGGAAACCAAGACCTATCTTTATGGTAAGTTTACCATTAATGACGACATAACCATCTAATGGCTATACGGGTAGTAACGGAAGACGCCCCAATAATCAGAATCACTGGGGTCGCTTCCGCTCCCGTATCTTCACCGATCGGAGCGGTCAACACCGTCAATGTATCTCAGTCAAATCAGATTGTAAAGGTTCCCTCTACTTCGGCTGCGTCTATCGAGATCAAGCCGATTGGTAGCGCCGAGGTTCAGGTCAACAATCCTATCGTCAGGCCGTTCAAGGCGATCATCTATCAGGGACCTAAGGGTGACCCTGGTGAGCCTGGGGTGTCTGGTGACGGAAGTAGCTTTTTGACTGAGGAGCTTACTGTAACCAACCCTGTTGGAGAAGCTGAGGACGGACAGGTGTACGCTCAGCTTACGGACTTGGAGGATATCATAAGGGATATGCTTACGGTAAACCTGGAGCCGAACCCTGCGGTTTCTGGGGTGTCCTTCGGAAGGATTGTAAGTGGTGAGTTTGTCGAGTACGAAAACCACGGATACAAGTTTGAAATTGGAGACCCATTGGTGTTTGACTCCGTTTCTTTGACTTCTTCTGATATGGCGTTGATGTATCCGAACTCTAACCTTACGATTGAGTATACTGCAGCGGACGGGTCTTTTCAAACTGCAAACCCTCAAATAGTTATGCCCACAGGAGGGTGGCTAGATTTCCCTGTCGAAACTACTGTAAATGTAAATCAAGGAGGGTTGACAACGAACATAAACCTACCTTACACAACCTTGGGCAGGAAGGTAATAAGGACTAGATACTTTTGGTATGACGGAACCTTGGCTGAAGCGGAAGTAGCAAATAGAGAGTTTGATTTTTTTATTGGAAAAAAGATCAGGTGTTTTACAAGTGTAGCCGCAGATCCTCAAGCGTCTAACATAAGCTCTCTACTAAACAACACTACAAACGTATTCAACCCAGAAAATGATATACTTCTATCTGGTGTTCTTCAAGTAGACAGCAATCAGGATCAGTATGTTGAAGTTCTTACTGACTTTACAACTGAAACTCAAGAGATAATCATAAGCTTTAATTCATCTTTGTCTCAGTCTGTTTCTGACAAAAACAGGTATTTAATAATAGAGATACCAGACGAATTCAAAATAGACGAGGTTGCCGCGACCACTGCTGGATCTGGCATTTACTCCCTAAACGATTCTATAGTATATTTGGGAAATCAATTCCAAAGCGGAGACCCGTATACAAGAAACAATATACCAGTAAAGTATTACAGGTCAAAAATACCTGGGGCCTTTGACGAAAAGATAAAGATTGACTTGCAGATAAAACTAGATAACTAATGGCAATTTATTTCGGTGATGAGCTGAGAAGCTCAAATGCGGACTTTCCGATTATAGACATATCGGCCAATACCTCTAGGGGTGTTGTGTTTGTCGATTCTCTGGCTGACTTTACTATCGGAAACGTCCCTGTCAGCAAGCTGGCTATAGGTATGTTGGTTGTAGACAGGGCGAATGGAAACATATACGTCTACAAAAACACAGGTGGCTGGACCAACGCTTCTGTTGACGACGCGAACATCCCGACCAGTCTTGAGCCCGCAGAGGAAACTGACGTGTTTAGCCTTGCTGGCAGCACTCCAAGTGACAACTGGAAGATCATCGGAAACACCCCAGTGTTTAGTGGAACTATTATCGCTAATACAGGAGGGGGAAGTTTTGGTAAGTACGAAGATGGTGATGAGATCAACTTCAACGGCCTGACGGCATTGGAGGCCATAGAAAACGCCCTAACCTCGTACCAAGACTTCGTTGCCTCTAACATAGTATTTTCTACTGGTTCTTATGCTGCAGATGAAGACTGGAGTGATGGTTCTGAAACGACAAACGCAGGCGTAGAGTTCACTGTTTTCAATCAAAACAGAGGGTCTATTGTGGGAACCAACAATACCGCTGCCGTAAATTACGGTATAAAGGAGGTCAAGGTCGAAAGAATATCAATAGACGGAAACACGACTACTACAGCAGCGAGAATATTTTATAATTTCGCTACTAATGCTTATGTGGCTAGTGACGGTTTTTCTGGTCAAGCAGCGGCTGTAAACTCCATGAACTTCCTTAATTCCAGGATGGCTTCGGGTATTGCTAATGCAGCTACCACCTTCTCTTTTACAGACTCAAACGTTGCTATACCTGACGGGAGCGGCGACGACGGAACCGACGACTTCCTCAAGTACAAGGTTACGGTAATCGCCCTTACAGACGCAGACAACGAGTCTGGAACTCCAGTCTCTCAGAGCGGCGTCTCCTTGACCGCTGATACTGGAAGTGTCAATAAGGGCTTGATCAGGGTTCAGGGTTACGATGAGCCTTCTGTTAGTTTCGCGTACACGCTTGACAACACCGCTAACTCAAGGTTGGCAGGTACTCAGACAGGAACCAAGAGGGAGCTAGGAAACTTGAGGGCTACGGTAACGGTCACGATAACCAGAAACGAAGCTGAAGCCATACCGTCTAGGATACGGATCCAGCGTAGAACCAAAAATAACAGCGGGGCCTACACGAGCTACATCGACGTCCTTGACACCGATGACGCTGCATTTAGCTTGCTGCCAGAAGAGGGTGATACAGGGTATGTCGAAGGTATGACTGAGCTGGCTAACGGGGTTGCTTACGATCACTTTACGTTTGTAGACGACTCTATTACTGTAGGTAATGGCGGCGGTTACAATGGGATGACAGGAAACAAAATTCCATCGACTGACCCTCTTCAACTTCAATACAAGGTTTTGTATGACGATGAAATCGCGAGCCAGGTAGCGATAAAAACAGGTGAGCAAGCTGGAGGCTCTTCGACTGTGAAGTTCCAGCTGCCCGCAGTCATTGGATATAACGACACTGCGGCTGCAGGAATCAGCACTGACGCTGGAGCTGGTGCGGTAATTTCCTCTATACTCGCCGATCAGGCGAAAATTGCAGTCACAGCTAGTGCAGGTGGAGCTGCTACTACAACGAAGTGGCT